AACGGAATACTTGTGGTGAATGCCAGAGTTGAAGTTCCAGAAGAGAGGCGTCCTAGGAAGATCGAAATAGGGTCTGCTGGGGCATCAAAGAAGAAGGAGTTCTTGCAAGAGTAACTCCGGTGAGCAGCGAAACTTGGTAGATAATTTAAATATTACTACTGGAGAACAACATGAAACATATTATTCAATACATGAATAAGTATGAAGACGTTGCCGAGACCTTAAAGAATTGCACACTATGTCTATTAACAGCTACAATCATATTAGGATTGGCGCCATTAATTGTGATGTTACAAGCTGCAAATTTTTAAGTTCAAACTGACAAAAATCATGCGGGGGACGTCAAAACTCCCCCAACCTTTTACACTTATTCGTACATAAAAGTGTCATGACCTTACACTTATTCGTACATATAAATGAAATATCCCTTTACTTTCCCACCATTATGTGATATAATATACATATATTAAACAGGTGACAAATTCGTTATGAAATTCTACACAAACGTAACTCGATACGGTAATATGTTACTCTATCGCGGCTATGAAAACGGCCATAAGAAACAAGAAAAAATCAAATACAAACCAACGTTGTTTGTAAATACCCCCAAACCTACAGACTGGAAATCACTAGATGGTACTCCAGTTGCTCCTATCCAAATGGATTCAATGCGTGATGCCAAAGAATGGATTCATGCTAATAAGTCTACAGCAGGTAGACACATCTACGGCAACGATAGGTACATACCAGCATTCATTAATGATACGTTCCCAGGGACGATTGAGTTTGACCGTAATCGGATTAATGTAACATCATTTGACATCGAGGTAGCCTCAGATGAGGGTTTCCCACAGCCAGATGTTGCTGATTACCCAGTAATATCCATAGCGATGAAGAACAACATTGACAACATCTATTACGTGTGGGGTCTCAATGACTACGATGTGTCAGCAACTCTAATGAAAGACCATCAGGTAATCTATAAGAAGTGCTCGAGCGAAGCAGAACTTCTGTCTCAGTTTATCTTGCATTGGTGTCACCCCGCTCATTGCCCAGACATTATTACCGGCTGGAATATCAGATTCTTTGATGTGCCATATCTAGTCAACCGTACACTTAAAATCCTCGGCGAAGACATGGTTAAAAAGTTCTCTCCGTGGGGATTGGTAGACCAATACGATGTCAAGATGATGGGTAGAGAACAGGTTACATATGACCTCAAGGGTATATCAACTATTGATTACCTAGAACTATTCCAAAAGTTTGGATACTCTTATGGTACCCAAGAATCCTATAGACTGGATCACATTGCTAATGTAGTACTCGGCGAGAAGAAACTCTCATATGCCGAACACGGTTCACTGCATACCTTATATAAGTTTGACCATCAGAAATTCATTGACTATAACATTAAAGACGTAGAGTTAATAGAACGGCTGGAAGACAAGATGGGTCTTATTACTCTCTGTCTTACAATGGCTTACCAAGGTGGTGTGAACTACTCAGACACCTTCGGAGTAACATCTATCTGGGAATCAATCATCCACAGATACTTGTATGCAAACAAGACTGCCATTCCATTCTATGAGAACAAGATCAAGTCGGACTATCCTGGTGGTTATGTAAAAGATCCCATGGTTGGTCTACACGAGAACGTGGTATCCTTCGACCTTAACTCCCTGTATCCATCACTCATTATGCAGTATAATATGTCTACGGAGACTATTGCTAATGGTGAAGTTATGAACGTAGACATAGAGAAACTACTGGATGGTTATACATTCGATAACCCAGGCAAAGCTATCGGTGGTAATGGTCAGATGTTTAGAACCGATAAGAAAGGTTTCATGCCAACTCTCGTAGATGGTATGTATAGTGAACGTGTTGGAGTCAAACAAGATATGATTCAAGCACAGAAAGAACTACAGAAGGTTGATAAGAAAGATAAACAGGCTCTGTATGCCATTGAAAAGAGAATTAACATTGCTGAGAACAGACAGATGGCAATCAAGATTCTACTAAACAGTTTGTATGGCGCTATGGGTAACAAGTACTTCCGATTCTTTGACCAGAGAATTGCCGAGGCTATTACACTATCAGGTCAGCTTACAATCCGATGGGCCGAGGTTGCCATTAACAAATATATGCAGTCTATTCTTAAAACCAATAAGGACTATGTGATCGCAATCGACACAGATTCTCTCTATGTGAATATGGACGACCTAGTTAAGGCTGTGAATCCTAGTAACCCTATTGACTTCCTAGATGCAGTTGCCTCAGAGAAACTAGAACCAGTACTCGCAGAATCTTATGATAACCTCTACAAGATGATGGGTGGTATCCAGAACCGAATGGTTATGAAACGAGAAGTAATTGCCGATCGTGGTATCTGGACTGCTAAGAAACGATATATACTTAATGTGTTCGACAATGAGGGTGTAAGATACTCGGAACCTAAACTTAAAATCATGGGCATTGAGGCTATTAAATCCTCTACGCCAGAACCATGTCGTGATGCTCTAAAAGAAATCTTTAAAGTGATTATGGTATCCGACGAGGCTACAGTGCAGAAGTCCATTAAACAATTCAAACAATACTTCTGCTCACTATCAGCTGATAGAATTGCATTCCCACGTGGTGTATCAAAGGTGCGTGAGTATAAGGATACTACTACCATTTATAAGAAGGGTACTCCAATACATGTTCGTGCAGCATTGCTACACAACAAACTATTGGTAGATTATAGTCTAAACAAAAAGTATGAACCTATTAAGAATGGCGAGAAGATCAAATTCATCTATCTCAAAACACCTAATAGCCTTAAAGAGAATGTAATTGGATTCACCCAGTATCTACCAGAAGAATTTAAACTGGCTAAATATATAGACTACGAATTACAATTCGAGAAAACATTCTTAGGTCCTATTGAACCTATACTTAAATCAATCGGATGGTCGTCCGAAGAACAATCCTCATTGGAAAGTTTTTTTAAATAACCCTTTACTTTTGCACAAAAATGTGTTATAATATATACAATAACGGAGAAAAATATGAAATTAGTAAGATTATCATCAGGTGAAGAAATCATCGGAAACGTAAAAGACAATAGAGATAATAGTATCACTATTACAAATGGCTACAGCCTCATTCCAGCGGGTGAAGGTAAGATCGGATTCATGCCTTTCATGGCATATACTGAAGCAGCCAAGGGTATTACAATTGCCGATAGGTTTGTTCTATTTGTAGTTGAACCCAACGCTCAACTTGTAGAACAAATCCAGCAGATGGATTCTAAAATTGTAGTACCAAAACAGGGAATCATTACGGGAGTATAATATGCAACCAAGATATCCTATTTACATCATCTCTAAAGGTCGTGCAGATTCTAGGCTTACAGTCAAGACTCTGGACGACATGGGTGCTATGTATAGAGTGGTTATTGAGAAATCAGAATACGAGGCTTATGCGGCAGTAATTGATCCTAGCAGACTTCTTATGTTACCAGACGATTTCCGAGATAATCCACGATGGGCTCGAAGGTGTGAAGTAACCGGCCTGCTAGGTGGTTCTATCCCTGTAAGAAATTGGGTATGGGAACACTCCATCAACGAAGGACACAAACGTCATTGGATTCTGGATGATAATATCCATAACTTCTATAGGTTACATAACAATAGAAAGACCAAGATGACAACACCTACGTGCTTTAGAACATGCGAAGACTTTACTGATAGGTATACCGATGTTAAAATGTCTGGTATGAACTATGCGTTCTTCTGTCCGGCCTTTACCAAACGTCCACCATACTATCACAATACCCGAGTATATTCGTGCATCTTATTGTCCAATGACATATATCCGAAAATCTCTTGGCGTGGTAAGTTCAATGAGGATACCGACCTGTCATTAAACGTAATGAAATCAGGTTTCCATACATTCCTATTTAATAATATGTTATGTGGTAAAATTGCTACACTTACAATGAAAGGTGGTAACACCGAAGAGGTCTATAGTATCGAGAAAGCCGGTACTAAACATGACCGTAAGGGTGACGAGCTGTTTGATGAAAGACTAGAGTTTGCAGAATCACTACATGCTCAACATCCAGATGAAGTTAGGATAACTCGTAAATGGGAAAGATGGCATCATCATATTGACTATACCATTTTTCAAAACACTAAACCGACTAAGAAGCCAGACCTTGAGATACCTAAAGGTTCCAATAATTATGGTATGAGATTAGTTAAACTAAATAATAGTGACGCTCTAAATGAGCAGGAGGAACTAGATGTCGAATAAAGACGTAAATAAATCCATTAACTATGAACCACAGAGTTTGTTTGTACTTGATGGAACCGAAGAGGAAACCACACCCTACGATTGGGATGGTATGCCAGATTTTAACCAGCCACAAGCTGAAGCCCATAAGATGGTCAAGATTCGCTTTAGAAATGAAGAGGACTATAGAGAATTTGCAGAACTGATCGGTCAAAGAAATATGACTCCAAGAACCAAAAGTATTTGGTACCCAGTTCTTGATAAGAAAGCTCATTCTCTTATGAGATACATTGATGAGGATCAGATGGACACTACTGACATAGAAGAGGTTTTAGACTAATGAGTGAATTTTTAACTGAAGTAAAAGGCAAAAAGCTATTGGATACATTCCTAGCTGATTATAAAAACATATTAAATGTTGATGATAATTTCTTGGCACAGTCTAAGGAATATATAAAGACAAACGAAAGGTTTGATTACCTTACTGAAAAGTGGTACGAAGAACTACACAAGGGAGATATTGATGCAGCGTATAAAGTTTATAGCGATGAGCATTATCTCACAGACCAACTGAATTGCTTCAGAGTATATGCAAGAAGTTATCTGAGGTCATTAAGCAAATCTACTAGATTAATTCCTCAGGCTTTAACTGAATTTACAGATGACGCAACTTCCATAGTTGATGTAGGAAATGGTATTGGTTATTCAACAGTCATACTATCCCAATTATATCCAAGTAAAAACACCTATGGGACTAATTTAAAAGGTACCGACCAATGGGCTTTCTCAGCTGAAATGGGTAAAAGATATAATTTTACTATGGTTGAAGATGTGGCCGCAATACCAGAAACCGGCGGATTGGTGTTTGCTTCAGAATACTTTGAGCATTTCATAGACCCCATTGAACATGTTGACCATATAGTGGATGCGATTGCACCAAAATACTTTGTGATTGCAAATGCATTTAATACCCATTCAATAGGTCATTTTGAAACTTATCAAAACTATGGCGTTGATGTACCACAAGATAAAATTAGCAGAATGTTTAATAATAAACTAAGAGAGCTAGGGTACAGTCAAGTCAAAACAGGTTTATTTAACAATAAACCAACTTTATGGAAAAAATAGGTTTACTTTTGCCCCAAAGTGTGATATAATATACATTATGATTTCAGGTACTCTATTTCAATCTTTATATAAGACCACTACTGTCAATAGAATTGACTTTGAAACCTTTGACGAATTTGAAAAGGTTCTTTATAAGTTGGCAGCAATCCCTAGAAAAGATAAGACTTCTGCTTATCTCATGTCTCCAGCATCATATCTATCCGGCACGACCAGAAAGAATGATAATGTCACCAAATGGGGTGGCTGGTGTGCTGTAGACGTGGATGATTTTGAAGGAGACTTACAAGAATTCTTACAGCAGAAATGTGGCAAGTATCACTTTGTGTGCTATTCAACTGCATCTTCTACTAAAGAAACTCCCAAGTTCCGATTGGTATTCCCTCTTACAAGAGAGGTTGATAGAGAACAGATTAAACACTTCTGGTTCTCATTGAATACAGAACTTGGCGAGATGGGTGATATCCAAACTAAGGATTTATCACGGATGTATTATATACCAGGTAAGTATGCTAATGCTAATAACTTTATCTTTACTAATGAAGGTTCTCCAATGGACCCAGAAGTATTGATGGATACGCATGAGTATATAGAAAAGACTGGCAGCTCATTCTTTGATAAACTACCCAAATCTATGCAAGAAGCAATGATAAACCATACCAAGAATTCCCTCACCAATACAGATGTTAAGTGGAATTCCTATAGGGACTGTCCATTCTTTCCTAAACAGCTAGAACTAGACTATAAAGTCATAAGTGGTTCTGGTTGGTATTATAAGATGTATCAGATAATGGTTGCCCTAGCGGGTAATGCTATCCAGGCTAAATACCCTATAACAGCTAAAGAAATTGCATGGATGTGTAGAGAGTTGGATATGGATACTGGAAACTGGTACGAAAACAGACCACTTGATAAAGAAGCTATTAGAGCTTTAGACTATGTAATGAGGAATCAATTATTATGACACAATATACAAAAGAAGTAGAATTTATAAAGAACAAAACCGAAGCTGAACTATGGGCAAAAAACACTGTATGTATACATGCACATTCGCTTAGCTCTATGGCATACGATACCAGACCCCAAGACACGGCCGGTGGTAAGAGTGTGACAGACACCGAATATAATAACGGTGTAATAAAACGAAGTCAGAACGGCAAATTGATACATACATTTGGAATAGAACTGAAAGGTGATGCATTAGTAGATGCATATTTGAGAAAGTAATGCATAAGTTATGGACAATATGGAAACACGCACTAGGATCGTTTGATGAAGAGGATGGATATGATGCTAATAACGAGAACCATATCTCATATATCAGAACCTTTATAGTAATGTCTAACCTTGTTTGCGTGTATTTAATAATGCTAAATATAATAATAGGATGGTTTCAATGAGTAAGATAACAGTAGTAGGTTCAGGTTATGTCGGTATGGCAAATGCTACTATGTTGGCTAAATATAACACTGTGACGGTTCTGGACATAGATAAAGCCCGAGTTGATCTGGTCAATGCTAAAACCTCAACGGTCGGCGACTCTTGCATTCAGGAATACTTGGACAAAGAGACACTATCACTCACGGCAACTACTAGTCAAGAAGATGCATATACTGGAGCCAAATGGGTTATCATTGCAACACCAACCGACTATGATGAAAACAAGAACTACTTTAATACTGATTCTATTCAGTCCTGTATCAGAGATTGTATGGAGTACAACCCTACTGCAAACATTGTAATTAAGTCCACAATCCCTGTAGGGTTTATTGATTCTATCCGAGAGAAGTTCAATAAGGAGAACATCATGTTCTCTCCAGAATTCTTGCGAGAGGGTACTTCACTACGTGATTGTCTAAGACCAGAAAGGATTGTAATAGGCGACAAGAGTATCATTGCACGTAACTTTGCTAAGATTATCGTTCAAGCAATCATACCTCAAGGCTTAGATCCTGCAGTATATTATGTAGGTACCAGAGAGGCAGAATCTATTAAGCTATTTGCTAATTCATATCTGGCTATGAGAGTAGCATTCTTTAATGAACTTGATATGTATGCAGAATCTATGAGTATGGATCCTACTGAAATTATCCGTGGGATTACTTCAGATAAGAGAATCGGCAAGGGCTACGACAACCCATCATTTGGATACGGAGGATACTGTTTCCCTAAAGACACTAAACAGCTATTGGCTAATTTCAAACAACAACGAATACCCAATAATATTATACAAGGTATTGTGCACTCTAATGACAACCGTAAGGACTGGATCACTAATGTCATAAATCAACATAGTGGTGTATCTGTAGTAGGTATCCATAGATTGGTAATGAAGTCTGGTTCTGATAACTGTAGAAGTTCAGCAATACTGGGTATCATTGAAAGACTAGTTAATGATGGTGTTAAGGTTATCATATTCGAGCCTAGTATAACCACAAAGGAATTCATGGGTTGTGTTGTAGAAACCAACCTATCTAAATTTAAAAAACTATCCGATCTTATTGTAACTAATAGATCAGACAAGTCACTTAAAGACTGTTTAGACAAAGTTTATACCCGAGATATTTTCAGGAATAATTGATATGATACATGATTACATATTTGACGTGGACGGAACACTTACACCAAGTAGAGGAACTATTGATCCTCAATTTGAAAAGGAGTTTCTATGCTTTGCCCGAAGACACCGAGTGTTTTTAGTTACCGGCAGTGATAGACCAAAGACCTTAGAACAAGTTGGTGAGTCGGTTTATAATGCTTGTGTCAAAGTTTACAACTGTAGCGGCAATGATGTTTATATGAAAGACAATAGAATACTCTCCAGCGTCTGGAAATTACCTAAACAGGTTAGAACATTCTTGTTAAAGAAACTAGCCATGAGCCCATACCCACATCGTTCAGGATTACATTTTGAGAACCGAACAGGCATGTGTAATTTTAGTGTAGTGGGAAGGAACGCTGATAATGACCTACGCAAAGATTACTACGAGTATGACTGTCAGACTAAAGAACGTGAACAGATTGCTTTAGAATTGAATGAACACTTTCCATACCTACAAGTAGATGTCGGCGGAGAAACTGGTATTGACATATTCAACAAAGGCTGCAACAAAGCACAGATACTTAAAGAATTCGGAAATACTAATCGCATAAAATTCTACGGGGACCGAACAGATCCCTCAGGTAACGATTACCATATAGCAATAAAGTTAAACCCACAACAAGTATATGCAGTCACTGATTGGCAGCATACTAGAAATTTATTAATGAACGAGGAACTGATATGAGACAGATAATTGAGAAGATTGAGGACTGGCATCATGCTAGAAATCTTATTCATGGCGCAACAGATAAAGATCAACTTGCCAAGCTGATTCAAGAGGTAGGTGAACTATCAGATAACATATGTAAACAAAGAGATGTATCAGATGATATAGGCGACATTATGGTTGTACTAATCAACATCGCAGTAAGGAATGGTATATCTATGGAGCATTGTTTAGAAGTTGCATATGATGATATTAAAGACCGTAAAGGCACAATGATTGATGGAATATTTGTTAAGGTAATCGGATTACCTTGAGCTCAAAGAAAGTGACAATTAGGGGTTTACTTTTGCCCCAAAGTGTGTTATAATATACACTATTATGGAGAAAACAATGAATATACTAGTTACAGGTGGTGCCGGTTTTGTCGGTTCTGCACTATGTAAAAGGCTAGTGTCTGAAGGTCATCAAGTCACCAGTTTGGATAACTATTCAAATGGTTCGTTTGATAACCATCACGAAGGTGTAGAATACATTACTGGCAGCTGTCAGGGTATTAGTCTATATTTTCACGAGGGCACTACGTTCGATCATATCTTTCACTTAGGAGAATACTCTAGGGTAGAACAATCCTTTGAGGATTATGATACGGTAATGGAGTATAACTATCTATCATTTCCTAAAGTATTAGAGTTTGCTAAGAAGGCCGGTGCTAAACTAATCTATTCTGGATCATCTACTAAATTCTCTGTCGGAGAAGATGGTAAGACCATGAGTCCCTATGCTTACACTAAAGCTCAGAACACTGAATTACTCGAGGCCTATGCTTCTTGGAATGACCTAAACTATGCGATTGTATACTTCTATAATGTATATGGTGATGGTGAAGTCACTACAGGTAACTATTCAACGGTCATTGGTAAGTACTTAAATTTAAGAAAGACAAGTACCAGATTACCTGTTACAAAGCCAGGCACACAAGAAAGAAACTTTACTCATATTGACGACACAGTAGATGGACTACTCTTGGTCATGCAGTGGGGTTCGGGTGACGGATGGGGTATCGGTAATAATACTGCATATTCTATGCTTGATGTATGTGAAATGTGCAATGCAGTTCCATGGATGAGACCAGAGAAACCTGGTAATAGAATGGCTGGCACAGTACATAATGAAATGTTAATAGCCCTAGGCTGGAAACCAAAAGTAAATTTACGGGAGTATATAAATGAAAAGCTTGATATATGATTTTGAAACACTAGGAACTAACCACGCAGAATCTGCAGTGGTATCTCTAGCAGCATTGGTATTTGATTCCAGTCACTTTAAAGAAGGTTACACTTATGAGGAATTACTGGATTCAGTAGCTACTGTTAAGTTTGATGTTGCTGATCAAGTGCACAATTACGGTAGGAAAATAGATCCTAATACCTTGAAGTGGTGGGGTGAACAATCAGCCGAAGCTCAGAAACAACTTAAACCACAAGAATCCGATATGTCGATTAGTAACCTGAAGTCTTGGATTACATCATATGCTAGCCCTGATAATGTCGATAGAGTTTATACAAGGGGTAATACTTTTGATCCAATGTTTTTGGATTCAATATGTAAACCAGACCCATATCCATTTTGGAAACTTCGTGACACTCGGTCTACCATTGAAGGTATGACACTTCTAAATAAGGACATTAAGAATGGGTTTATAGTCCCAGGCCTTGAGGAACAGTTTGTTGCCCACGATGCTAAACACGATGTCGCTATGGATGTAATGAGACTACAATTCTTAATGCAGGAAATGCTATGATGTTTGATAAATTTGAAGAAATAACTATGAAGATTTTAGTTTGGGTTTGTGTCTTAGCTTGGCCAGTCTTGGTATTGTTCTTAATGTTTTCTCCATACGCTGATGCATCGGATGAAAACGGAGATACTTTTTGTCTAGCTCAGAACATCTATTTTGAAGCTGGTAATCAACCCCTTGCAGGAAAGATGGCCGTTGCAGAAGTAGTATACAATAGAGTTGCAATGTCAGCTTATCCAGATACTATATGTGGAGTTATATACGACGCCAAGTTAAGAGTAAACTGGAAGGGAGATATAGTACCCGTTATTAACATGTGCCAATTTTCTTGGTACTGCGATGGGAAATCTGATCTGCCTACAGACTCAAAAACATGGAACACATCTTATAAGATCGCCCAAGCATATATTGAGAAGAAGCTATATTGGGGTGAGGTTTGGGATGTAACCGAAGGGTCAACTCATTACCATGCGGACTCTGTTCATCCGTATTGGGCAGATTCACTAAATAGAACAGTAACAATTGATAATCATATATTTTACAAATAGGAGATAATTATGAAAATGATCGGAAAAAATGTACTCGTAACAGAGACAGAAAAAGAAACAGCAACAGCAGGTGGCATCATCCTTACAGGTGATACTACTAAGGGTTCTAAACCAGGACTAATACTAATGGTAGGACCTGAAGCAACTCACCTCAAGAAAGGCCAAAGAGTATTTCTGGATTGGACTAAAACCATGCCAGTTGATGTAGACGGCAATGGTGCTGTAATCGTTGATATGGAATATATTAAGGCAGTGCTATAATAACCCTTTACATTTGATTGAAAGTGTGATATAATATATCTATTAAATTATGGAAAACAAATGAAAACAAAATTCAAGAAAGCCTTCATGGACTGTGCAATAACATTCTCAGGGTTATCCTCTGCAGTTAGAGCACAGGTAGGTTCTATTATTGTCAAAGATAATAGAATCATATCTATCGGATACAATGGAATGCCGTCTGGTTGGGATAACACCTGCGAAGATGAACTTGGTAAAAGTAATCCCGAAGTCCTTCATGCCGAAGCAAATGCTATCACTAAAGTTGCTAAATCTACGGAGTCGTGTGACGGTGCAGCTATATTCTGCACACATCTGCCATGTATTGAGTGTGCTAAGTTGATACACCAATGTGGTATTACTCAGGTTTATTATCATAATTATTACGATTCAGCTAACGGGCCCGGCCTAAAGATTTTATTAGACTGTGGCATTTATATGGAGCAAGTATGAAGAAGGTAGGAATAACGTGTTCAACATTTGATCTGCTACATGCAGGTCACGTATCCATGTTAAGAGAAGCAAAGACTGCATGTGATTATCTAATCTGTGCACTTCAAGTTGATCCGTCAGTAGATAGACCAGAGAAGAATAAGCCAGTCCAAAACATAGTAGAGAGACAAGCACAGTTATCTGCTATCAAATATGTAGATGAAATCCTAGTATATAATACCGAAGAAGAGCTATTAGATATTCTTGGTATGTATCAAATCCATGTTAAGATTATGGGTGAAGAATACAGGGATAAAGAGTTTACAGGTAAGGACTTGTGTCGACAAAGAGACATAGAGTTCTATTTCAACAAACGTGACCATAGATTTTCAACATCAGATTTGAGAAAAAGAGTTGCAGAAAACACTTTACATTCACAGTAAAATGTGTTATAATATACTTAATAATTAAAAGAGGAGAACATATGCCAAGTATTGATTTACGTCCGAAGCCTAATAGGAATTCAAAGGACAAACGACCACCAAAGGAAATTCCTTTCGATGTAGCTCTTAGAAAGTTCAAGAAAGCAGTTGAACGGTCTGGGGTCTTACAGAAAGTAAGAGAGAAAGAATTTTATGAAAAGCCTACGTCTAAGCGTAAGCGTAAAAAGGCAGAAGCCAAAGCAAGAACCAAGAGAGAGATGCGAATGTCAGCAACCTTTCAACCTAAGAGGAAATACTAATATGTCTATAATGGATAAACTTAAAAAGAATTCAAAGATCAAAACTACGGCTGTACTAGCTGATAGTATCTTCTTTGGTGAGAAAACCATGGTGCAAACAGAAGTACCTATGATTAATGTGGCACTCTCGGGTGACCCACAAGGTGGACTCACATCCGGACTTACGGTATTAGCAGGGCCGTCTAAACACTTTAAAACTTCATTTGCCCTACTAATGGCTGGTGCATATCTTAAAGAACATAAAGATGCAGTGTTGTTATTCTATGATTCCGAGTTTGGTTCACCACAGTCATACTTTGAAGCATTCGGTATTGATACCACACGTGTACTACACACACCGATTACTGATGTAGAACAACTAAAGTTTGACCTAGTTAATCAGTTAGATGAAATTGAACGTAAAGATAAAGTCATTATCATCATTGATTCTATCGGTAACCTTGCTTCTAAGAAAGAATTAGAAGACGCCTTGAATGAGAAATCAGTTGCTGATATGTCTCGTGCCAAAGCTATCAAGGGTCTATTCCGTATGGTTACACCTTACTTGACTATGAAAGATGTGTCATTACTGGCAGTCAATCATACATATCAAGAAATGGGATTATTCCCTAAAGCTATTGTATCAGGTGGTACTGGTATCTACTACTCAGCAGATAATATCTGGATTCTGGGCCGTAGACAGAACAAGAAAGGAATGGAAGTTACAGGTTATGATTTTGTTATTAATGTTGAAAAGTCAAGAATGGTTAAAGAAAAATCTAAGATTCCCGTATCGGTTTCTTGGGATGGTGGTGTTGAACGTAACAGTGGTCTTCTTGATATTGCTATCGCCGGTGGTTTTGTGTTTAAACCTTCTAACGGTTGGTATCAAATTGTTAATCAGGAAACTGGTGAACTAGTAGATCCTAAAGTCAGAGAGAAGGATACTAAGACTGATGATTTCTGGAAACCTATTCTAGGCACAGAGAAGTTCCGAGATTTTCTAATCAAGCAATACCAGATCGGACACAAGTCTTTGATTGACTTTGATCCTGAAATAGAGTACACAGACTAATGCAGAATACTATTAGTGCTAATCATTACACATTTGTTGAAAATGAATCATCCGAATTTTACGGAGTCAAGTTTAGAAACGACTCCCCTTATTCGGGTGTGGTAGTAGTATATGGAACGGTCTCTATTAAAGAGTCACAAGAGCTTGATATAGCAACTCTATCATTCACATTTAATATTCAAGATGCTGGAC